TCAGTACTTGATGCAGGCGAGCAGGGCGATGTTGCGGGGGCGGGTTTCGCTTGATGCGTTCAAAGTTATATAAGTTTGAATAGCGTTATTCGGATTACCGTCATGAGAAACAGGTGCGATTTGCGGTAGAGTTTGAACGCCAGGAAATGCGCCAATTCCGCCCGTTGCTGCGGTGGGGCCGTTATTTTTATAGCCGTAAATATAGTTCCAATTGTCCCCATATGGGCTATTGATCAGGCCTGCGTGTTTATGATCCTTGATGCCATCTGTTTGTAGTGTGCCAAAGTTTCGATTGGTATCCACTCCACGGCCATAGTCCCAGCCACGGATAAATTCGCCGCATAGGTTGGGCAATCCGAATGTCGTCGAGCCGTCGCCATTTCCATAGAGGCCGCCAATGGCGGCGAACAGCGCCGGGTAGTCCTTGCGCGCAATGGTCCGCCCGTCGGCGATCAGCCAGCCGGCCGGCGCGTCTTTCATCGCGAAGTAGGCCACCATGCCAGCCGGCGCGGCGGCATTGACCTGAGTCACGGTGGCGCCGTCGGCGATGCCGTAGCCGGCCAGCGTGGTGGCCTTGTCGGCTTTGTTCGATAGCTGCTTGGTGATCGAGGCTGCGTAATTGGCGTCGTTGCCCAGCGCCGCAGCCAGCTCTTGCAAGGTGTTCAGCGCGCCTGGCGCGCCGGCCACCAGATCATTGATTGACTTCTGCAGCTCGGCCTTGCTGGCGCCGTCGGTGATGCCGTAATCGGCCAGTGTGCTTTGCTGTCCGGTTTTCAGCAGCTTGACCCAGGGTTGCCAATTGCCGTCTTGCAGCCGCTGTTCGTAAGTGGCGCCGCCCCACATCCAGTAGACCTGGCTGCCCCACTTATCGTTGAGGAAGTTGGCCAGCAGCATGCCGTTGCTTTTATCCGGGGTTCCGTTCACCAAGCTGCTGTCAACGTGGTATAGACCGTTGGGACGCACGGTTTGCAGCGAGCCGCTGGCGATGTTTTTGGCGTAGCCGGACAAGCCTGCGGCATTCAGCGCCTGTTCGACGCGCAGCGGCGTCATCGCCTTGACGTTGTCGGTGCCCGCTTCCGCCTCGGCCTGGCTGGCGATGGCGATGCCGTAGCCGGCCAGTGTGGTGGGCTTGCTGTTGCCGCCCCAGGCGATGTTGCGCACGGCTTGCAGCAACTGGTCCTGGCGTGTCGAGTCAGGGGTCTGGCCGCTGTTCTTGATCACGGTCAGCAGTTCCTGCGCGGCCGATTGCACGCCGTTCAGCCAGTCGGCGGAGACGATGGTGCCGAGCTCGCCGGTGGCGGGGTTGCCGTCGTGGAACAGGCTGTCCGGGCTATTGATGGGTTTGAGGTCTTGCATGGAAAATGCCTCCCGCTGGGTAAAGAAAAATCGGCCGCAGGGCCGATGACGGATGTCGTTGTTTGAGAATGACGGGTATTGTGCGGGAGGCCTGCGAGCGGGCTTAGTGGACGGGCGTCAGTGTTGTCGTTCGAATGGAAAAGCCGCGCATGGAGCGCGGCTCGTTAGGCTGAGTCACAAGATCAGTCAGGTGTCTGACTCGCCAAAGCCTGGAATCGCTCGATGGCGGTTGTGACGATGGCTTGAGCTTCGTCTACGTTTGGGGCTTGTCGTATGGCTTCCTTGCTCTTGATGCGCAATTCACGGATTGCTGCCAGCGCCTGCCGCCAAGCCGTCGCTTCCTGCAAAATATGATCCGCGGCTTGCGGGCCACTCCACTCTTTAGCGTCCGCCAAGCTTTTGACCATGGCTGGCGGCTCGCCGAGCGCGCCGGTGTTTTTATACGCCTGGGCTTCGGCTTCAGCTTGTTGGTATTCCAGGACACGCAGCGGGTCGCCCGCTATCGCCAGCCGCGCAGTGTCGGCAGCGTCATCCAGCGAACGCAGCAGGTCATCTTTCCCGTTGATATAAGGGTCGGGGCGGGAAAATTCGCCTGTCTCACTCACCAGCCAACCTGCTTCGGGCCGAGGGGACATCGCCGTGATGTCGATTGCACATAGATCGGCGTCGTTCCATTCGGGAAGCTCCTCTGCCGTGAAAATCCAATGCACACGGCCGTGCAGAACATGAGCGTAAATCTTGTTGAATTCAGCTTTCATTTCTCACCACTCCACCAAAAGAAACCCATTGGCGCCATCGCCGCCTTTGCCATCAGGGACAAAGCGACTGTTTCCGCCACCACTGCCGCCGCCGCCATATAAGCCCCCTTTCGCGCCATTGACACCGCAAGGGCCGCCCGCGCCGAAGATGGTGCCTCCGCCGGAGCCGGGCACGCTTGACGAGGCGTAGTCTCCCCCGCTGTTGCCGCCGTTGCCGCCGGCGATGCCGCCTTGAGCGTTCGGCGTATTGCCGGCAGCCGTTGCGCCGCCGCCGCCTTTCAGCGTTAGTAAATCGCCGAACGATGTCGCGCCGCCTGACACGCCGGCGAGTCCAGCAGCCCACCTGATCCACCTTTCCCAATTGTGATGGTCAGGGATGTGCCGGGTTTTACGGCGATTTCCTTGGCTAGTACCGCCTCCGCTCCGCCACCACCGGCTCCGCCATAAGGGTCTGATGATGTGGCTTTGCCTGAGCCGCCGCCGCCGCCGCCGGTGCCCGAGACATAAATCGTCGTCACGTCAGCGGGGACGGTAAAGGTGCCGTCGGTTGTGAATAGTTTTTTGCCGCGGCTGCGTTTTACATATTCGAAAGTGGGCGCATCCGTAATGCCATACCCTGCCAGAGTGGCGGCTTTGTCGGCTTTGTTGGCCAACTGGTTGGTGATGGTGGCGGCGAAGTTCTGGTCGTTGCCCAGCGCCGCCGCCAGCTCCTGCAGCGTGTTCAGCGCGCCGGGCGCGCCGGCCACCAAATTGTTGACTGCTGTTTGCAGATCGGTCTTGCTGGCGCCGTCGGTGATGCCGTAATCGGCCAGCGTGCTTTGCTGTCCGGTTTTCAGCAGCTTGACCCAGGGCTGCCAGTTGCCGTTTTCCAGCCGCTGCTCGTAAGTGGCGCCGCCCCACATCCAGTAGACCTGGCTGCCCCATTTGTCGTTGAGGAAATTGGCGAGCAGCATGCCGTTGCTTTTATCCGGCGCGCCGCTGGTTTGACCGGCGTCTACATGGTAGAGGCCGTTGGGACGCACGGTTTGCAGCGAGCCGCTGGCGATGTTTTTGGCGTAGCCGGACAAGCCTGCGGCATTCAGCGCCTGTTCGACGCGCAGCGGCGTCATCGCCTTGACGTTGTCGGTGCCCGCTTCCGCCTCGGCCTGGCTGGCGATGGCGATGCCGTAGCCGGCCAGCGTGGTCGGCTTGCTGTTGCCGCCCCAGGCGATGTTCTGCACCGCTTGCTGCAGCTGATCCTTGCGGGAGGGTCGGGATTTTGGCCGCTGGTCTTGAGCAGGGTCAGCATTTCTTGTTGCGTGGATTGCACGGCGGACTGCATGCCGTTCAGCCACTCGGAGGTGACTACGGTGCCGAGTTCGCCGGTGTAGGGGTTGCCGTCGTGGAACAGGCCGTCCGGGCTGTTGATGGGTTTGAGCTGGTCTTGCATGTGGGGCGCCTCCCGCTGGTAAAGAGAAATCGGCCGCCGGGCCGATGACAGATGTCGCTGATTTGGAATGACGGCGATTGTGCGGGAAGCCGGCGCGGCGGCTCAGTGGACGGATGTCAGTGCGGCCAGCGCGAAAACGGCAGCGAGGCGCTGCCGTTCCCAAGTGTTGCTAACCAGGTTTTCAGGTCGGCTGCCTGGGCCAGTCTGCGTCCACCAGCCGCGGCCACATCGCCAGGTCGGGCAGGCGGGACAGGTCCACGCAGTAGCGCTTCCAGGCGGCCAGCTTTTGCAGCTCGTCGGCGGTGGCGATGCCGATGGACTCGGCGTCTTCCAGCGGCCGGCGGGCGGCGTAAGCGTCGGCCAGGCGCTGCTTCAATTCCGCGGCAGTCTTCTGCGCCAGCGCGGCGGTCTGCGCGGTCTTGTTGATGCTCCAGCCCTTGCCGTCCCAGGTTGGGAATTCGCACGGTTGCAGCAGCGTGGCGCGCAGGCTGTCCGGCGTGTCGCCCAGGCGGGCCTGGACTGGTTGCGCGGTGTCGATGCTCCACAGCTTGACCGCGCGCCAGTCCGGCGACAAGGTCCAGCCGCCGTCGCGGAACACCGCGGTCTGGCGTTCGGAGGCGGCCGGCGGCGGCAGCTCGGTGCTGTGGGCCGGCAGCAGCCAGACGCCGGGTTGCAGCGGCGACGGATCGGCTGCGGTCGGCCCTGGTATTCGCCGGTTTGCGGGTGGTAGGCGTAGACGGTTTTGTTGTTGTCTTGCATGGCGGAATCCTCAGTATTTGATGCAGGCGAGCAGGGCGATGTTGCGGGGCGGACGCGTATGGCATCCACATGCTTGTTGGCGGTGCCCTGCCCAACGGTTTGTGCCCCTTGCACGCCATCGAAGACGCGACCTGCCCAGTCCCAGTCTGCGGCCGCCGTTCCCATTACGTCCGGTACAGCACCGTTCCAGCCTGCATCCGACCAGTAATCCTTGATGACGCGTGTCGCATTCTGCCAGGTGCCGAAGCCGCGTCCGCCGTCTACGCCGCGTCCGTCATCCCAGCCGCGCACGAACTCGCCGCGCAGGTCCGGCAGGTTGAAGGTGGTGGAGCCGTCGCCTGCGCCATAATAGGTTCCCAGCGCCGCGAACAAGGACGGGTAGTCCTTGCGGCTCACCGCCGCGCCGTTGGCCTTCAGCCAGCCTTGCGGCGGTGCGGACATGGCGAAGAAGGCGACCTGGCCAGTCAGATGGCCTTCGTGGATCAGCGTATGCCATGGGTTCCAGCGTTTGCCATCATCGTTTCGGGTACGAAAACGCATGATGCTGCCGCTGCCGTAATCGGCGGTCAGCTGGCAGGAGTAGTCGATGCTGCCGTCTAGGCCGCCGAAGGCGATGAACGGGCCATTGATGCTGCTGGAAGTCGCATAGTTGAAGCCCATTTCGCCAGCGGAGATCGAGGTATCGAGGGATGTGCCGTCATCAGCATGAATCCGGTAGCGACGTTTCTTGATGATTTGGCTGTCATTTCCGGAATGCCACACCCGATATTCGCCGCCGCCTGCTTCCTTCAGCATCAAGGTATCGTCGCCATAGTTCTTGTGCACCAGCGCCACCGCGCTGTTGCCGGGACGGTGCAGGCCCAGTGACGGGAAGTCGGTGCCGGTGGAGCGCAGTTCCAAGGTGCCGTTGGTATAGATATTGCCGTCGTAGACGTTGGGCGTGGTTTTGAAGATCTGCGACGTTTGCGCGGTGGACAGCGCCAGCGTGTTGATGCCGTAGCCGGCCAGCGAGCTGGACTTGTCGGCCTTGCCAGCAAGCTTGTTGGTGATGGTGGCGGCGAAGTTCTGGTCGTTGCCCAGCGCCGCGGCCAGTTCCTGCAGCGTGTTCAGCGCGCCCGGCGCGCCGCTGACCAGGCCGTCCACCGCCGCCTTCAGCTCGGCCTTGGTCGCGCCGTCGGTGATGCCGTAGCCGGCCAGCGTGGTGGCGGCGTCCGCCAGCTTCTGCCATTGGCTCCAGTTGCCGCGGTAGCGGCAGCGGTACCAGCAGCCGGCATTGTTGAAGGACTGATATTGCTGGTAGACCATCTCGCCATCGGCAAAGACGAACAGCAGGCCGGCGTACGGCGCCGGGTAGTTGGCGCCGTTGGCGGCATAAGCGTTGGCAGGGTTGTGATAGAGGCCGTCATCGACGATGTTGTTCAAATCGACCTTGTCGCCCAACTGTGGCCGCAGGGTCAGTCCGTCGGCGATGCCGTAGCCCGCCAGGGTAGTCGGCTTGGCGTTGCCGCCCAGGCCAGCTGCTTGATCGCCTGCAGCAGCTGATCCTGGCGCGCCGGATCGGCTTTCTGGCCGTTGTTGCTGCCGATCACGGACAGCACTTCCTGCTGGGTGGCTTGGAGGGCGGACTGCACCGTGTTCAGCCAGTCGGCGGAGACGATGGTGCCCAACTCGCCGGTGGAGGGATTGCCGTCGTGGAACTTCTGGTCCGGGGTGGGAACGGGCTTGATCGGGTCTTGCATGAAGCGCTCCTGGAAAAGGATGGGACAGGGACAGCCGATTGGGGATCGGCGCCGGGGGAAGGGAAAGGCGGGAGGAAACGCGCGGGAAGCGCGCGTTTGGAGACGGTTTACGGCTGGTAGGCGAAGTAGACGAAGGTATGGGCCGGCTTGAGGTCGTTGAACAGTTCTTCCAGCCTGGGGTCGCCGAAGGCGCACAGGCGTTCGCCCGCCAGCGATTGGCCGGCGCGGAACTGGTAGGGGCGGACCTTGCTGCCGAATACGGTCACCTGCCATACCCAGGGGATGTCGGCGCTCCACAGCTGCTGGCCGGCGCGGTTGACGCCGGCGCGGAACGGCTGCGGCTCGGCGATCTGGATCTTGTAGCCCATGCCGGCGGCCAGGCGGGTGAAGTAGGGAATGGACAGGCCGCCGGTCTCGGCCAGCTTGGCCAGCACCGCCTGCCGGCGTTGCTGGTAGGTGGCGTCGGAGGGCGGCGTCAGACCGCATACCCGCTCCCATTCCGGCAGCATCGCCTCCGCCTGCAAGGGCGTGACGGCGCCGGCCAACTGATGGGCGGAATGCTGCGCGCGGTCCAGCGCCGCGCCCTCGCTGGCCAGCTCGGCCTGCAGCCGCGGGCCGTCCGGGCTGTAGCTGACCGGCGGCAGCAGCCGGGTCAGCAAGTCCTGATAGGGCGGTTGTGGCGTCATTTCAGCAGCCCCACAGTCAGTTTGCCCAGCCGCAGCCATTCCACTTTAGTGGGATCAGAGACGGGATCGACGTTGCCGGCCGGCGAGTTGAGCTGGCGGTCCTGCACGCCGGGCAGGTCGGAGATCAGCGCCTCGATCCGGCTCTTGACCAGCCGTTCGCCTGGCGCCAAGCCGGCGAAGTAGGCTTGCAGCGTTTGCTGCAGCAAAGGCGTGAACGCGTCCAGGTTCGCGCCGCCCAGATTGAGCGCGACGTCGATGTCCACCGGGCGCGGCGTCGGCGCCAGCACCAGGCAGCTCTTGGCGGTGACCGGGCGCAGATCCTCGATATGGGCCTGCACATTGGCGAGGATTTCCTGGGACGGCAGGTCGCCGTTGGCGGTGATCACCACGTCCACGGTGCCCAGGCCGCGGCGCAGCGGATAAACGTAGGCGGCGGAGACGCCCTTCACTTCCATCGCCCAGCGGCGGTAGTCGTGCCTGTTGCCGCCGGCCGGCGGGCGGCGGATCAGCTCCAGCAGCCGGTCCAGCAAGGCCGCGTCGTCCTCCACGTCCACGCCGTTGCGCATGCTGAGCAGCAGCGCCTTGGCGCTGACGCCGGACGGCGCCTGCATCAGTTCCACCGGCAGGCTCTCCGGCTGATTGCCGGCGGCGCCGGCCTGGCTGGCGAAGATGGGCAGCTCGGCCTGGCCGTTGGCGTCCAGCCTGGCGGCGTAGGGGCTGCCGTCCGGATTGGCGGCGGGGTGGCGTACAGCTGCTCGCCGATGCGCAGTTGCAGGCTGCCGCTGACGACGGCGCCGGCGTTGCCGCTGATGCGCAGCGTGCCGCTGGCGGCGGCGGCCGGCTTGCGCACGATGCCGCGCAGGCGGGCGTGCTGTTCCAGGTATTCGCTGTCGGCGGTGTCGGGGAAGATCTGGCGAGCGATCCAGCTCTGGTGCTGGTACAGGCCCTCCACCGCGCTGGCCACCGAGCTGGCGCGGACGAAGTAGTCGCTGTCCGGCGCGATGTCGGCATCGGCGCGCAGGTTTTGCAGGTCGCGCAGCAGCGTATCGCGGATGCTGGCGAAATCGGGAGTGGACAGGGGCATCAGGCTATCCTCACTTGGTGTTGGAAATGGCGGATGTGGCCGCCGGTTTCGGCGACTTCGATGTTCAGGAGCAGCCGGCCGGGCCTTGCCGCTGCGACGACACCTGGACGCGGCTGGCGCGGCCGTCCTGCAGCAGCGGCTGCAGCGCCTGTTCGGCGTATTGGCAGGCCAACAGGTCGATGCGGTTGCTGTCCTTGCTGCGGACAGCTCATGCAGGCGCGAGCCCAGCGTCGGGTCGGCCCACCAGCCGCCCAGCGGGGTCATCAGGCGCAGGTAGACGGCGTTGGCGAGGGTGTCGGTGGAGCCGCCGGCGTAGTCGCCGGTGATGGGGTCCAGCAATGGGTCCATGGCGTTATTTTCCGGGTTTGGCGGTTATGGGATCAGGGGACGAGGGTCAGTGGCGCGGCTTACTTGGCGGGCTGGTGACGCCGCCGGAGTCGCCGTTGTGGATGTGGCCTTGCAGGCTGATGCCGCCGGCCTTCACGTCGCCGCTGGCGCTGACGCTGCCGGTGACCTTGGCGCCGCCGCCGCCCTGGATGGCCAGGCCGCCGTTGCCGCTGATCTGGCCCTGGGCGACGAACTGCGCGCTGGTGTTCAGCGTAGGCGTGGCGAAGCTGGCTTGTTCGCTGGCGTTGACCTGCCAGGTCTTGCAGTCGAGCTGGAAGGTGTCGCACTCCACGGCGATGATCCTGCCGCGTTTGAGCACGATCTTGCTGCCTTCGTCGCTGTACAGCGCCACCTCGCCCGGTTGCAGCGACTGCAGCCGGTAGCTGCCGTGCTCGGTGGCGATCACCACGCTGTGGCTGGTGCGGCCGCCCAGCGGCAGCACCATCGCCATGCTGCCCGGCGGGGGTTGGAGGTGTAGCCGTAATGCTGGAACAGCTCGGCGTCCTGCAGCCGCTCGCCGGCCAGCGCGTCGGCCTGCGCGGCCTGCACGCCGCCGTCGCTGTCCACATGGGTGAGCACCGCGCGGAAGCCCTGGCGCACATTGCTGAAGGCGCGGCGGATGCGTTGGTCTACTTCATGCCACATATTGGTCTCCTCATTGCTTGCCGGCGCGCATCACCGGAATCCAGCATTTGTCTTCCTTCAGCGTCAGCCGGGTGACGCTGCCTTGGCCGCGGCCGCCCTCGAAGGTGCGCGCCATCAGGAAATAGGTGCCGTTGATGCCGTGCGGCTCGCTTTCCACCTCGATGCGCTGGCCCGGCGTCCACAGCGCGCCCTGGCTGTCGCGGTGGCCGGCCACGGTGGCGGTCAGCGTGTAGCCGGCCAGGCGGGCGTCGGCCAGCATCTTGTCGGCGCGGGCGGCCAGCTCGGCCGGGCTGGCGGCGTCCGGCTCCACCTGGATGCGCGGCTTGTGGTAGCAGACGTCGGAATCGAAGACGTGGTGCTTCATCGCGTGGCGGCCAGACGTCAGCGACTGGCCGTGGCCCTGGCCCAGCAGCGTCAGCTCGGAATAGCGCTGCGCGTGGGAGCGGGTTTCGGCCAAGCTGAGCACATTGTTGCCCTTGCCGTCGCGGCGCAGGATCAGCCGCGCGCTGGCCGGCCGGCTGTAGTCCGGGCCGCCCACCACCAGCGTGCCGTCCGGGTCGAACCAGGCGGTCAGGCCGTTGGCCTGGGCGGCGCGGGTGAGCACGTCCCAGGCGCTGTTGCCGGGATCGACGTTGATCTTCTCGATCTGGCCGCGGGCCTTGGCGTCGACGCGGATGTTGGCGATGCCCAGCGGCTTCACCACGTTGTCCAGCACGTCCTGCAGCGTCATGCCCTTGCCGGTGAACAGCGGCGCGCTGCAATCGAGCAGCATGCCGGCCAGGTCGCGGCCGGACAGCGCCAGTTGGTGGCTGCCGGAGGCGACGCTGTGGCTGATGTCGTCGATGCGGCCCATCAGCACCGTCTCGCCGCCGACCTGCACCTTGACCATCGCGCCCGGCTCCACGTCGGGCGGGAAGACGCCGCCGGGCAGGCCCAGCGACACCTGCCAGGCGTCGGCGGCGACGACCAGGTCGGAGTCGACCGAGTAGTGGGTCCAGTCGCCGTGCTGGCGGCCGCCTATCTGCAGGCTGACGGTTTGCTTAGCGGGCGTAGCCATAGACCAGGGTCCCCGGAGTCAGATGGTTGGGTTGGGACAGCTGCGGATTCAGCCGCAGCAGCTCGGCGGCGCGCTCGCTGTCGCCATACCACAGGTGGGCCAGCTGGCGCAGATTGCAGGCGGATTCCACCTTGCGCTTCAGCAGCGGCGGCTTGGCGGCGATCAGCGCGGCGGCGCCCTGCTGCACCTGCAGGCCCAGCTCGCGCAGGCCGTCCACCACTTTGTAGGCGTCCTCGGACGGCATGCCGGCGCGCCATTGGTCGATGGTGGTCTGCAGCGAGGCGCGCACGTCGCTGGCGATCTGCTCCAGCGCCGGCGGCGTCAGCGTCGGCTTTTGCGCTTCGCTGGCGAAGATGCCGGCGGCGGCGGAAGCGAGCTTGGTGGACACGTTCAGCTGCAGCAGCGCGTCGATGCGGCGCTGGTCGTCGCTCCATACCGACAGCGTGGCGCTGGCGGATACCGGCGAGATGCCCTGGCGCACCGCGTCCGGCAGGCCCTCCAGCCGGCGGCGCAGCGCCTTCCAGTCGGCCAGCGTGGCGGACGACATCGCGGCGGCGGTTTTCAGCGCCGGCAGCGGGCCGAGGTCCACCTGCAGATCGAAGCGCCAGTTGGCCGCCGCGTCCACCAGCTGCTTGGCCTGGGCGACGAAGGCCTGCGGATAGGCGAGCAGGTCGGTCACCTGGGCCACCGCCTGGTTGGCCATCGCGGCCAGCTGGCGGACGGTGGCGGTCAGTTGCTGGCGCAGCGCGGCGACGCGGGCCAGCGCGCCTTGGCGGTGGCCACCAGGCCCTGGCCTTGGCAAAGGCCTCGCCGGCCATCTGGCGCAGCTTGTCCACCTGCGACGAGATAGCGTCCACCTGCGGCAGCGTCTTCTTGGCGGCGAAGAAGGGGTTGCCCGGCGTGGCCTCCACCCAGTTGACCTCCACGGTGCAGGAGTCGGTGGCGTCGGCGTCGTGGCTGATCTGGTAATCCACCACCTGGGCCTGCGGCATGCTGCCGAACACCGGGTGGACCAGCTCGCCGGGGCCGGCGGCGTCCAGCGCGGCGACGAACTGGCGCAGCCGGTGCTGGTAGTCCTTGCCCCAGAACATCGCCGACAGCGACACCTTGCGCGCCTTGCGACCCAGGTCCTCCACGTCGGCCCGTCCTTGTACGGGTATTCGTGCATCGCCTGGTCGCGCTGCGCGCTATCCACGCTCTTCAGGCAGTCGAAGCGCACGCCGCGGAAGCTGGCGTCCACCAGGGGGCCGGCGGACAGGCCGGCGAACACATTGAGGCTGAACATCAATTCCTCCTTTGTTGTTGGCTGTTGGCGGCGTTGACGGCGGCGACGATGTTGCCGTTTTGCACGTCGACGTTGATTTGGATGGGTTTGGCCAGCGAGGCCAGCGCGGCATTCAACTGGCCGAGCAGAGCGGCAAGCTGGGCTAATTGGGCATCCAGATTGCCGGGACCGGCTGGCTGGGCGGGCTTGGCTGGGGTTTGTGGTTTTTGAGCAGGGGTGGGTCTTGCTGGTGTTGCGGTGATTTTCTCCGAAGGTTTGGTCTTGGCTGGAGTAGAGGAGCCATTACTTGAAATTGTTTGGACTTGTTTCTTATCAGGTAGAGGCTTCTTTTGTTCTGGCGATTTTTTGCAACTGCAGTCGCGTTTTTTTGACATCCTCTTTTTTTACCTCGTGCTTTTTCTCCTCTTTTGGGTACTGTCCAGAAGAGATATTTTCTTCTGGGTGTTTTTCTTGAGGGAGGGTGGGCGTTATTTTTTTTGCTTTTCTATTTTTAGAATCTTTACTTATTTCTTTGGGTTTTTCAGTTATTTCTGAAAAATATTCACCAATCTTCTCAATCCAATTAGTATTGGTATGGGTAGACTCTTTTTTATCTCGACTTCCTTGGTCTTCTTTGCTGCTATTTATTTTGGAAAGGGCGTAATTCTGTTGTTCTTGATAATCCTCGCTCTCTTTTATCTTTACCGTTATTTTCTTGTTATCTTTCTTTCTCGTATAAGACAATCCGGCCATGCCGGCGACATGGTATTTGTGCTCCTTATTGTCGAGAGCGCCAATATCTTTGTAAGCAAAAAATTTATTACCAGTTATGGAGCTAACATCTTTGTTTGCTCCCATAGACAGATAGTCTGTCATTTTCTTGCCGCTGCCATCGACGGCAATTTTATCGCCATTGGTTTTTATAAATTCTGCGACTGATCCAGCCCCAGCTAAATGTGAGGCAGCCAATAAACCACTTTCAGTAATGGTGATGCCTGCTACTTTTTTTCCAATGAGACTGTCTAAATTGATATTTGATTTTTTCATTGAATTCTGCAAGGCATTCCAATTGGACTTGGTGTACTCTATGAAGAATTCATCTTGTGCTTGGTTACTTTTTAGCCAATCTGCTTTACTATTTATTCCATTTTTCCCTGTCCAATTTCCCTTTTTGTCGATGTAGCCTAGCTTTCTCCCCGTGGCAGATATTTCACTCCCTCCCATTTGGTATTTTCCAGAATATCCATTTGAGTTTACTTTTCCTATTGCCCCACCACCTTCTGCTTGCCAAAGCATTGCACCATATGTGGTTTGAGCTGCTGCATTCTTAAAGTGGCTAAGCTTTTTTTCGTGTGGCTTTTCAATACTTCCAAGAAATGGCATGCTTGCAGTGGAGGGAGGTTGAGATGTACTCTTTTTGTCTTCTTTAAAATAATCAATAGCCTTCCCCCCAATTTCTTTTATAGTGTCCGTTATCGAGTTAACTATCTGATTTGTATTGTCAACTGTTTTGGGGAAGAATTATTGTCTTGTTTTGACTTTTCCTCTGGGAAAGAGAAATTTTCAGGATTGGTTGTTTTGTGCCCTTTTTTTATGATGCCATCCCCTCTTTTTCTTCCTTCCATGACTTCAAAATGTAAATGGTTTCCTGAGCTCTCTCCACCTGTGCTTCCAACATGGCCAACAATTTGATTTTTTTTAACTAACGTCCCAATTTTTAATGGGGATGGCTCTTTCATATGTCCATATAATGTATGAACAATCTTTCCATCAATTTCATGTTCAATAACAATTGTATTGCCATAGCCATTGAGCCATCCCTTTTGAATGACAGTTCCATCAGCGGCTGCGGGAATATCGGTACCAGCCGGTGCAGCCCAATCTTGACCTCGGTGAGGCCTTATTACTCCTTTGGTCGGATGTTTTCTATGTTCAGACCATGGGCTGGAGCTGCGAAATTTCTTTCCAGGGTTATATGTAGACATAAATAGCTCCTTGACTATAAAGCAGACCGCCCTGTAGAAAAGGGCGGACTGCTTTGAATGATTACTCCACTACTTTACGCAGCGACATCAGCTTGATATCGCGGCGCGCTTCGTTTTCCACGCCGTATTTCTCGCCAACTTCCAGCGTGAAGCAGTCCAGGTAACTGGTGCGCTTGCCGCCCGGGGCCAGCGGGAATTCGGTCAGCTTGGCGCCTTCGATCGCTTCCCAGTCCAGGTCGCCGGTCAGCGGGATGGACACGGTGACGGACAGGTCGTACTCGGTGATGCCGCGGGCGAACCCTTTGGCGCGGCCGGTGGCGTTCATCGTCTTCACCACCTTGCGGCCAGTCTTGCTGCTGACGTTGAGGTCGATGACGTCGATTTCCTGGCCGTTCACTTCCAGGACGATGGAGCCTGCGTATTCTTTCAAAGCCATGAGACTTTCCTTTTCGATTCGGGATGGGCGGCCGGGCGGCGACCCGGCCGTGGAGGTTGCGGATGGAGGAGGAGGCGAGGCGGACGAGCGTTGCGGGATCAGCCGCCTCGCCGCGCCGGCTTATAGCAGCAGGTCGATGCGGCCGGCGAACACGTGCAGGCCGTTGACCACGTCCACCGGGATCTTGGCGTCCAGGCGGTTGACGTCCTGCAGGTCGCGCTCGACGATCAGGCCGGCCTTGTTGGCCTCGACTTGCTCGATGATTTCCAGCTCTTCCAGCTTGTACAGCACGTCCAGCAGCTCGGAGCGCACCTTGGACGGGGTGCGGTCGGACAGCTTCTCGCGCGGGAAGCGCAGCGCGATGCGCTCGCGGCAGGCCTTGCGGACGTAGTCCAGCGTGCGGATGGTGGTGATGTCCAGCAGCGACACGTCGTCCACGCCCTGCGTGTCCTTGGTGTAGGTGCTGATGGCGCGCACGATCTGCACGCGGTCGCCGGCGCCCACTTCCAGCGGAGTCACGCCGTTGTACAGCGCGTTTTCCTGCTCGGTGCGGCTGGTGCGGGAAGCCAGGTCCACCACGTCCAGGCCTTTCAGCTCCAGGGTGTTCAGCGGACGGGCCGGATCTTCCTCGCTGGCGATCACGGCGGCGTAGGCGGCGGCGATGTCGGCCGGCAGCTTGGCGGAGCCGCGGTACCAGGCGGCGGTGATGCGGCCGCTGTCCAGCTTGGCGGACAAGGCGGAGGCGTCGGCCAGCGCGCCGGTGGTGGCGATCACGCCGATGGCGCCGCGCTGTTCCAGCGGGCCGGACACGAAGTCCAGGTGGTTGCGCAGCGCGGTCAGCGCGGCGTCGCCGGTGAAGGGGCTGGCGATGATCTGGTGGCCGCCGCTGACCACGGCGCCCAGAACCGGGACCAGGTCCGGCTCGCCGGCGCCGCCTTTCATGGCGGCGACCACGACGCCGAGGCCGGCGATCTGTTCCTGCGCCTTCAGCGCGATGCCGTTGCCGATGCTGCCCTTGTGGCGGGCGGCGAGGGTCAGCACTTCCTTGGCTGCGGTCGCGGTCACCGGCAGGTCGCTCAGCTTGGCGATGGCGGCCTGGGCGTTGGCGGCGATCTTGGCGGCGTCGTCGCCGGCGGCGACGGCCACGTCGACGCGCGCCGCGCCGATGAACAGGCTCAGCACGCCGGCGGCGGCGGCCGGACCGCTGAAGGTGAAGGAGCCGGAGGCGGCGGTGCCGGCGGCGGCATCGTCGACGCCGATCACGGTCAGCTGCAGATAGGGGTTGGCGTTGATGGCGGCGCGGGCCATCAGGTGGGCGTTGGAGCCGCGGCCGAAGGCCTGGGCGGCCTGCTCGTCGCTGAACACGTCCAGCGCCGCCAGCGCCGGCTGGGCGGCGGTGTCGGCCAGGCGTTGGCCGATCACCAGCACGCGCTGCGGATTGCCCGGCAGCGTGCGCACCGCCAGTTTGGTGTTGAACTCGAAGTATTTGCCCGGCTTGCGGATCGAGGCCGGAATCTGGTCGAAGCTGATGTTGGCGCTAGCCATAAGGAAAGGCTCCTGGTGTGGCGGTTGGGGAAGGTGCCGCGCCGGTTGGCGCGGCGAGGGGAAAGCGGGTTATTTCTGGCTGGGGGCGGGATTGGCGACCACGTCCTGCGCCTTGACGCCGGCGGAGCCGGCCAGGCTGTAGTTGAGCTGGGTGCTTTGCCAGGTCTTGGCCGGGTCTTCCAGCCGGCCGCCGAAGGCGCGGAACAGCGCGTCCGGGTCGGCGTCGGTTTGCGGCGACGGCCAGTGGCCGTTGTCCAGCGCCTCGTCCAGCCAGTAGGTGCTGAAATCGCAGGCCACCAGGCTCCAGGGCTGGCCGTCGCGCGGGGCCTGGCCCAGCGGGCGGACTTTTTCCGGCAGCAGCGGATTCACCGCCAGGCCGAAATCCTGCGAGGCCAGCAGGCGGCGCGCGGCGTAGACCAGTTGCCAGACGCCGGCGCCGGCGTAGTTGGCGTCGGCCTGCAGCCGGTCGCCGACGATGACAGTGAACAGCGCGTTGGCCTTGTAACGCAGGCGCTGGCTGGTCTGCGGCTGGCTGGAGGTGATGCCGCCGGCGACGGTCCACAGCGCCGGCAGCCTGGCCAGCGCCTGCGGGTTGATGGTGGGGCTGGACTGGCCGGGGTGAGCCGGCTGGCGTAATCGCCGTGGGCCAGCTGCAGGCCGCACAGGGCGGTTTCGTCCAGGTCCGCCGCCACTTCGCGCACCATCCGGCCCATGCCTTGGCGCAGGCGGTCGGCGATGGCGGTTTGCACGGAAATCAGCATGGACATGGTCATTCCTTGGAACGATGGAGAGGATGGGGAGATTGTGACGCCGGGCGGCGCCGGGGCTTAGCTGAGGGGTGTCAGTGCACCAGGCGCTTGAGCAGTTCGCCGGCCAGGGTGACCAGCAGCGCGGACAGGGCGCCGGACACCGCGCCGCTCTTGGCGGCCTGGATCTCGACGTCGCGCAGGCGGCCGTCCAGCTCTTCCAGTTTTTTGTCCTGTTTGGCGAGGTGGGCGACGATCATGTCAAGCTTGCCTTCTATGCGGCCCAAGGCCAGCAGGTTGTCGTGTTCCACGTGAAACCCTCACTTTTCCGCCAGTTGCTGGCACAGCACGCAGCGGGTGCAGCTGGGGATGGCCGCGCGGCGGGCGTCGGGAATCGCGTCGCCGCAGTCCTCGCAGTGGCTGAGTCCGTTTTGGCGCCATTGCTCGAAGTGGCGGGCAAGCGCCTGCTCGCGGAATTCGGTTTCCAGCTCGCTGGCCCGGTCGAAAAAGTCGGTCATGGTGTGGGTTCCTGTTGAGAGTAGAGTTGTTTCAGGGCGACAAGGCGTTGCTCCAGTTGCTGGCACCAGGCGCCGTAGTCGGCGGCGTGAGCGAGGAGATCGGGCGCCGGTAGCCCGGCGTCGGCGCCGGGGTTTGGGCGGCAGCTCCAGCAGATAGGGGCTGGGCGCCGGGCAGCTCGTCGGCATAGCCGAGGAGCTGGCGGTAGAGGCGCAGGCTGTCAGGGCCAAGGCCAGTAAAGCGGGGACCATCGTTGCGGGTGACATCGTCTATCCTTTGCGCGTTTCGCCGCTGCTGCGCTTGCAGCGCCTGCTGTTGCTCCAGCAGCCGGCTTTCCAGTTGATCGATGCGTTGGCGCCATTGCCGCTGCAGCTCCATGGCCGCGGCCTGGCGCTGTTGCTGCGCGCGGCTGTCGGCGGATTGCATCTCGGCGACGGTGGCCTGCAGCCTGGTTTGCCAGTACTGGCGGCTCTGGCCGCTGCCCAGCGCGTAGCCGCCGGCGGCGGCGAGCAGCGGCAGCAGCAGGCCGGCGCCCAGGCGCAGCAGCGCCGGGGGAATCATGGCCGGCTCCGGTCGCGATAGGCGGCGATCAGCCGCAGCGTGGCGGAATAGCCTCCGACCACGCCCAGGTAGATCAGCCAGATCTCGGCGCTCAGCGCGCCGCGCCAGCCGTTGACCAGGAACATGATGGTGGCCGCGGCGCAGGCGATATTGGCCCACAGCCGGCTGTGGCTGAGACGGCGGCTGCGCGGGTGGCGGATCAGGTCGGCGAGTCGCATGCTCATTTCTCCAGTGACAGTTGGAAATGGGGAATCTCGTGCTGCGGCGCTTCCAGCGTGCCGTGCCAGTACAGTCCCAGCGATTGGGCGACGCGCCCCATCACCTGCCAGTGAGGGTGGTCGATGTCGCAGATGGGCTTGCCGGCCAACAACGGCACCACGTCGAAGGCGCGGGCGGCGGGGTTGCCGTGCAGCGTCGCGTTGTGCGCGGATTCGCCGGGGCGGGCGTAGGTGACGATGGCGCCGGGCAGATCGCGGCCCCGGCGGTACAACTGCGCCTGTTCTTCGGACGAACGCCAGGTGCAGATCAGTAGCGGGTCCACGCCCTGGTCGCGGCACAGGCGCAGAAAGGTTTCCGCCAGCGGTTGCAGTTGAGGATGCAGATCGGAAATGGCTCGGCTTGCCATGGGGTCTCCTTTGCCTGATGGAATGCGTGGCGCGGTCTGGGAGGCGAGTCGGGGCCCACGGCGGCGACGGGCTTGCCGGATCAGTGAATTTCCTGATCGGCTGGCGGGTTTTCAGCACGCGCCAGACCATGCGGTCGCTGAGCCGGTAGCGCATCGCCAGCACGCCGACCGCTTCGTTGGCGCCCAGGCCTTCCACCAGCATCGCGTCGAAGTCGCGGATCATCTGCTGGTTGCGCGCCTGGCGCAGCGCGGTGCTGCAGCGCGGGATGTAGAGGATGTCGCCGCCGAAGTGATGGGTCAGCCGCTCGGCCGCCTCCTGGCCGATCACCTCTACCAGCGCGGCGAAACGCAGCTGGCCGGCGCGGCTCTGGTTCTTGGAGAAGGGCAGGGTGGTGCCGCCCAGCGCCTGCACCAATTGCAAAGTTCGCGGCATGCCAATCAGCTGAGCGACCAGTTGCATGGTGGAGGGCAGAGCGGGATATTGCGCGGCTGTAGTCATCACGTGAGCTCCTGAAAGTCCCAAAGGGCCTTGGCAGACAAATAGTTCTAAATGAGTTATAGTTTGAGTGAGGTCAAACGAAGGGCGACAGGTTCTTTATGTAAGCAGTTTTTAGAACTGTTGTGGTAGTTATGTGTTTATATTTTAGCACTTTGATAAGTAACATTGCTAATTAGTAGAACTACTTATGAAGTATGGTTGCTATTGTATGCGCTGTTTTTGAACTTAACAAGCAACGAGATGTCACTACTCATGTCAGTTACATTCGACAAAATGACAATGTAGTGGTACTCTGGGGCGCTGCTCCAGCCGTGCATGACTTCCGATGGAGTTCCAAATGGAAAATTCGCAGCAACACACCGATTTCCGGCAGCGTCTGGAACTATTGATCGGCAGCGAGAAGCCCTACGCCTGGCGGCGCGCAACGGCCTCAACAAGGGTTCGTTCACCAATATGTGGTACAAGGGCGGCGTGCCGCGGATCGGCACCGCGCAGAAGATCGCGGCCAACAGCGGATGCCGGGTCGAGTGGCTGCTGTACGGCGAGGGCCGATGCAGGACGAGTGCGCGCAGGCGCACGATGCCCGATGCCGGCGGATTGCCCGCTTTGTCACCGCTGGCAGACGCCGACGAGCACGAGGTGCCGGCCGGAGTGCAAGAGGAGTTCTGTTTTATCCCGCGTTATAACCTGAAGGCGTCAGCCGCTTTGGAACCAGCGCGGCCGGCGAGCAGCCGATGTTCTACATGGCCTTCCGCCGCTATTGGGTGAAGAACTATCTGAACGCCTCGCCGCGCAACCTGGTGGTCATCAGCGTCAAGGGCGACAGCATGAGCGGCGTGCTGGAGGACAGGGACACCATCCTGGTCAACACCGCCGAGCGCCATCCCGGCGAAGGCTTGTTCGTGATCCGCATCGGCGACGATATCTTCGTCAAGCAGCTGCAGCGGCTGCCTGGCGGCGCGGTGCAGGTGAAAAGCGCCAACCCGCTGTACGAGACCTTCACCGTCGATCTGTCGCGCGCATCCGGCGAATTCGAGGTCATCGGGCGCGTGGTGTGGTTCGGCCGGCAGATCGCCTGA